GCAATCCCTGCTGGAACCCAGCCTGTTGCATCTGGTTCTGGAACCCAGTCGTGCCCATTGCCAAGTTTGCCTGTTTCATCCGGTTGGCTGTGTCTCCAGTGGTCTGCCCACTCTGTAACAATGCCAAAGCCTGTCCCAATGCCTGTCCCTTCGAGCCTTGGTCAGCCAGTTGTACCGACAAGGACTCACGCAATGCAGAGGCATCACCGAGTACATTCCCCGCTGCCGTGCCCCTAGCTCGCTGTGCCTGTTGTGTGCGGCGTAACAGTGCCGGAACCATGCTCTTGGTCACGTTGTCATAAATGTTCTCCTCCACTGCCCGTCTCCCGGCAGCAGTCAGTGGTTCCTCAGTCAACCGCTCAACGTCCGGGGCCACAGGTACATCCGTGTCAGCCATCCTTGAGCCAAGCAGTTCCTGACCAAGCTGTTGTCTGGCAGCGAATCCTTCCGGGTCACTCAACTCCAGTTCACGCCTCCGCTGTTCCACATACTGAGGCCCATACTCCTCACCCAGTGCCAGTAAGTCAGCCGCAACCTGTGGAGCAGTCTCCCTCTGAAACTCATACTGTTGACGAGCCAAGTCAGTAGCCCCAACCCCCTCAAAGTCTGCCACCTTCGCCGTACCTGTCTCCGGGTCAGCATAGTCCAGCCTCTGCCCCATCTGAGCCGCCAACTCTATCCGCTTCTGTAACGGTAGCAGGGCAATAGTCTTCGCTGTCACATTGGCCGGGTCGGGTGCTGGTGGGGGTGGTGGCGGTGTGCCCTTGTTCAGCCACTCCCTACCGATCCTGTCACCATACTCCGCCACCATGCGCGAAGCCTGTTCAAAGAATTGCTCGTATGTCTCACTCATAATCCAATGCCTTCTCATACATCTCTATTTGTTGTTCCCGGCTCAACCTCTCCATGTCACGCACCTGTAGCCGATCCCCGTACAGGTTGGTGTCTACCCCAGCTATAAACACTTCAGCCACACTCGGGCGATGAGGCATCACCCAGACCGCACACGGCCCCAGCTTGTCATCGGCCCGGTAACAGTCACCCACATAGGCTCCCTCGTCTATGACCCGCTCCATTAGCACATTCGCAGTCGGAACCTTGTGAGGCCAGCCGCACCCTTTAATTACTCTGCCTGTGATTTCCATAGTCTGTCCAGTAATCCATCGGTCATTAGTTTTAGTCGGTCATGTCGTCGGGCATATAGCTTGAGTTCCCGCCAGTCGGGATGACGTTGAGTAAATTCTTGTATCGCAACCCCCATCCCTCCCCGGTCAGTCGATATGAGGTCTGAGACATAGAAACAATCTCCGTCATCCTTGGGCGGCCCCCAGTACCGCGCAACATGGTCATCGAGGTCGCGCTCGAAGACTTTCCACCCCACCGCCAGCGTAACCAAGTCAGCCCCGTTGCAGACGCAGTACACATTTCCATGCTCCCAATGCCACCCAAGCCAATCCTCCAAGATGTTTTCCGCCCACCCGGCAAAGCACAGGTTCCGTCCATCGTTATCCCGGCAGAACTTGGACAACTCAGCCATGCTAAAATTTCTGTCTCCGTTTTCACTCATCGTTCCGGTGTAATGGTGTCGGCAAACCCACTCGCACGAACCGAGTGCAACGATAGTTTCCCGCCAGTAGTTTCAACAATAAACGATACCTCCTTGAACTTGCCCCGGCTCAACAGGTTGTAATCCTTCTGCAAGTGGGCAGACTTGGCGTTCATTGTCACATTCTCTTCCAGCGCATAGGCAGTCTCTCCGTGCTGGGAAACCAGTGTAGTAGCTTCCTGCATCGTCACCGTGTCACCATCCTCAGTTATCATTGAGAAACCGGGATCATCCATGTTCTTAATCAGGTAGAATGACAACTGCTGAGTCCCTTCAAAGGTGTTGTCCACATCGAACCCGCACTGGTAGCCCAACTTGTCTGCATAGATGTCTCCGAAACTATATGCCCGAGAGCGGAACTTGGTCTTATAGTTTGCCTCCTGATCCTTGTAAAAGGACTCACTTGCACTCGCATCATCCACATAGTCCAGCCATGTATAGACGCTCCCGGTATGGTCACAGATGTTCATCCGTATCTCTCCGCCAAACGCTGTCACAATAAACTCTCTCGGTTCCCAGCCATCCCAGTACCCGACCCACGCCTTGTACTCTGCGTTATACACCAAGGTATGCTTCGGGTGGGTATCAGAGTCCAGTGGCAACCCGAGGAAATATCTGTTGTTATAGAATACCGCACAGGCTGTGTCTGCCACACTGCCATTGATTCGGTCTGTAAAGTCCTTCATCGGCGTTGACACAGGCGAACTCACCGCAGTCTGTGCCCCACTCTCAATCGTGCTGAGACTACGCACCCCGTCAAGGGCAAGGAAGAAAACGTCACTACCCACTTGCTGAACAGTCTTGTGAGCCACACAGCCCACCCGGTTGTTGATGAGCTTGATCTCCCAGTCGGATACATCCTGTAGCGGGTTAGTCTCAACCACCCACACACTCCGCTCCTTGAACACCAAGAGCTTGAATCCGTACCAAGGTAACAGGGCAGTGATAGGGTCGCCGTCTCCTGTGCCCACCCGGATGCTGCTCCCGATTAAATCCCACGACTCACCATCAATAATGTCACTGCACACAATTTCATCGCTGGGCCTTGAAGTGTCTGCGCTCGTACAAAAGAGTCTATTAGTGTGGCTGACCAGAAGTTTGGGCTTCAAGGGGGTCTGGGATATGTGTGCCACACCCTCCGCAGTGGTTCCACCCGATGGTGCTGCTGCGAATGCTATGGTCGGGGGAATATTGTCTCCAACCCCTGAAACACTGTATCCGCTGCCAGCAGTGTCCACCTCCACATCGCTTACCTTGCCGCCATAACCCAACTTGGCTGTGGCTGCTGCGCCTGACCCGGAAAGTGCCGTGAAAGTAATAGCAGGGACACTCGTGTAGCCTGTTCCAGCTACAGTCACTTCCACGCTGGTCACTCTTCCGGCATCGATGGCTTGGTCTATCGAGGAGTCGTCCACATACTTCAACGATCCCACACCGTCACAATAGTAGAGCTTGTCCACCAGTTGAGCAAAGTACACGTTGCTGCCCGAGTAGGTTGCATCGTTGTCGCCACTGTCCTTCACCACATCAATTGCCAAGGTGTTCGACCCCATCCGAATCTTGTTGGCTCCGTCCGCCAGAACAATCCGCTCCACACTCGGTGTGTCAAAGTACATCGCACTCAGGATTGGCCCGGTAATGGTTCCACTCCACTTGTCAGTCACTGACTGCCACTGGGTGGTCAGGTCTTCCCAGAGCGAGTCTACATTGTCTCCATGTATCCGAGCAGTCCCTCGCCGGGTTATCACATTGCCGTAGGTATCAAAGTCTATGTTCCGGCCCAGAGTATAGCCGCCCTCTTTCACCATGTTATCGCGCACAGCACTGGCCTGACCCGAAGAGAACCGAGTGTCTCCATCCAGTAATATCTGGTCGTCCAGTTGTTGGTTGTCCTGTAACGGCATCCTATAAGTCCTCTATCCTGTACACTGCTGTCTCAATCGGGATCACCCGGCTGATGGACTGGCGTTGGCCCTTCTCCAAGTCCCGCATGATCGCATTGTGTGCCTGTGCCTCCATTAACATCGCCTGGGCCTTGCCATACTGCCGAGCCCTCTTCAGCATATCATGTTCAGCATAAGCCATTAGAGCATTGTCAGCCCCATTCAATGCCGGGGAATCCGAGTCAGCCAGTTCCACCCACTTCAGCTTGCCTAACACATAGAGTGTCCCAGCCTTATCCGGGGTGGGGATCAGCTTGATACGACAGTTCCCACTGCTGTCCTTGGGCAGATGTATAAAGTTCTTCGGAGTCGTCTTCCGGTTGTCCACGTTGTTCCAAGCATTGATGTCTATCTGGAAATAGGTCAGCCAGTCCTCATTGATTATCTCTATCCCATTGTCATCATCAGTCTTCGTAAACCGGATAGCCACTGGGTGTTCAATCTTGGTACTCGGCGCGGAACTGCTCTGGTAGAAAGTCAGCGAGGGAGTGGCACTGATGGAAACCTCCTCGTCACTCGCTGCCACTGCCTGACTAGCCACACCCAGCGTCTCAGTCCAGAGTGCCATGTCCCACAGCATCCGGTAGCGATAGTTCACAAAGGTCTTGCACACCGTCACACTATCCGTATCTGTCTGGGATACAGTCGTGCAAACATGATTAGCTAGTTCTGTTAAAGTCATGTCTTTATGATGTAGTTAACGACGAGGTAGGGTTGGAGATTGGTGTGTGGGTCGCCTTCGCCAGCATCAGATGTGCCCATCGCTAAATTCGATGGATTACCATAGTAATCGTGAACGTACTCAGATTTATACCAAGCCACCTGCTCGGTGGTAGCATAGTCAAGGACAATGGGGAGGGTAAGCGCATGGTCGTGTGCTGGCATTTCCGATTCAGTTAACGGGTGCGTCTCCGTACCCCCAGAATTGTTCAAGGTATTAAACGTGCCAGACGCTGCCTTGCCCACCGGGACTTTGCCCTGAAGGTCTGGCAGATTGAAAGTCGTGCTATCATCACCCACTCCATACAAAGTGGCAATGGCATCGAACAAATCTGAGTACGTTGTCCGACTTACTGCAGCCCCACCACAGAGCAACCAACCTGACGGAGCAGCAGACCCCCCGTATTGAGTGATACAGCCAGCCGGGATGGTGGTCAGTGCATCCACATACGCAGTCGTAGCAACCTTGGTCGAGTTATCACTGGCAGTCTGAGTAACCGCCGTAACACTTGTCGCCAGTGAGCCGCTCGTGGCAGTCACAGCACCAGTGATGTCTCCTGTCACATCACCAGTCACACCCCCAGTAGCAGTAATCACACCAGTCACTCCCAGTGTCCCAGCTATGATCGAGTTACCAGTAGCTGCTGCCACAGTAAATTTGTCGGTGTTTACATCAAAGTCTCCCGTGCTGGTCAGTGTGCCAGAGCTATTGACAGCCGCACCACTGATTCGCAGTGCGCTACCCGCTGGACTACCATCACCGTCCTCCACAATGCCCAAGTCTGTCGCATGAAGGCTACTGGTCTGCATCTTGAGCAGCAGCGGGTACGTCGATGCCACTGTCTGGTTAGTTAATGTCGCCATGTGTTATCCTTTGTTCTGCCTTACACTACCTCTTCTCCAGTTCAAACTCCAGCTTGTTGATGTACAAACCAAGCTCTTCCACAAATGCCGCTCCCTCATCCGTACTCACAGCGTTCTCAAGCCCCACCGGGTGTCTCGCTGTTATCTCCTGCCACCCGTTGTACTTCACTGTCACGCACCCGCTGTTCCCGACGACGACGAGCAGAAGCAATGAGTTCCTTAACCAGTTCATCCTTGTCTTCTTTCCTCTTGCTCGCAGCCATCACAGTAGCCGCATCGGTTAGCCTGTTCAGGGCATCCACAATGTGCGGTATAGCCCTGAGTGCCGCTAGTAACTCACCTATCACTGGTCATACGCCTCACTTGTTCCCCGGCTTTGCCATCCACTCCTTGGCAGCATCCACAACAGACTGCCCGCCAAGGTAGGCTACGACAATGGTAACGAGTGCCGTTACTATGCCCTCACTCATCTCCGGTGATAACTTCAGCCAATCAGTGAGCATGACCGCAATCACGCCACCAACCGCTACCCATAGTTTTCTGCTCTTCAGCCTCTCTGGTACTTTCATTGGTTGTCTTTCATTAGTTTAACAATTTTAACCACAGTCCAAGCACAGGTCAGTGCCAGAAGCATGATCTTTAACATTAGTTCCACATCAGTCATGGTCACAGCCAAAGCCCCGCCGTTTACGCCGAACATCTTCAGCCATTCCATGTGGTCGCTCACTTTGCTCCACCCTTTGCATCTCGTAAATCAATCCGCTTTATCAGGAACGGGTAACTCTTGTGCGTCCCGTCTCCCTTGCTATCACTCTCCGCTGGCCCCTCAATCGGCAGCTTCTCTATCTCACTCATGGAAGGGGCTTTTAAGGTAGGATTCATAGCCCACTCCACACCGTTCTTCTCAGCCCATTTCCACATCCGAGCCACAGGCACACACAGATTATAGTCCGACCCAGCACCCCTCACCAACATACCAATGTACTGACCCTTGTCGTTGGCAACCACTCCACCACTGGAACCGGGATAAGCGGGGGCTGTGGTCTGCATGAACGGCATCTTGAACAGTATCCGACCATGAGCAGAGATCACTCCGTCCGAGTAGCTGTTAGCCCCATCGCCACCAAGGAACGACCCGCAATGGTTCAGGTGCGAACCCATCCTCGGTAGCTTCCCGTCTTTCGGGTAAAACTCCGCCGATGCCTTGGCCTCAAAGTCTTCACTCAGAACAATCATCAAACACAGGTCATGCTTGTCTGCCGGGGAATACCGTATGATCCGGGCATCCACCACCACCTCACCCGTCCTCCGACCATCCTTGTTACGCAACTCACGCACCAACTTCGGGTTCTCAAAGGTCACAGTCTTGCTGGGCTTTCCGCCAACAATGGTTTCCTCTACTCGCCGCAAATGCCCCACCACATGGCCCGCAGTAAAGGCAAACGTAGTGGCAGTCCCATTCACATCACGCACAAACAAAGTCCCGCTACCCTCTGATCTCTGGTAGCCTAACTCAGCCCTAACTGTAATAGAAATGGCATTTAGATATTCAGGTACATACCTTTCAGCCGCACCTAGAGTCATTGCCCCCAGCAGCCCCAATGTTAGTAGTAGTCTATTCTTCATCTTCTTCAAATCGAATGTGTACCCAGCCGTTTCCAGTGGCAGCTTGTTCGTATATTATCTCCAGCCGCTTCTCCAGTTTCTTTATGGCAATCCCGTCGATGGCAATTTGCAGGATCAACCCAAGAGCCAGCACCATGCTCAATACCATGTAAAAGTCTCTGCCCCATTTCATCACTCATTAGCCTTCGCTATCTCAGCCTCACGCTTCTCCCGCCGCACCTTATCGTCCGGGTTCTCAGGCCAATTGCTAACAATAGCAGCCAGTGCCTCGACATCGGTGGCTTGTGAAATCTGCTCCTCCTGCCGATCCGACTCAGCCCGCACAGCCTCACGATGTTCCGCCCAGTCCTCTGCCACAGGCGTATCAATGTCTGCCTCGCGTATCACCATCCAGTCGGATACGCCGAGTAGGTTGTGTGCCGAAACCTTAACGCTGCGCGTCATGCCTTCCTTCAACCCATCCAAGTCCTTCGGGGTGCTAGTTACCACGCCGTCCTTAACACGGTTGTCGTACCAGCGTTTGTCCTTAAAGGTTAACTCAATGGGCTG